CTGGACGAAAACCCGAAGGCCAAATGGTCGTTAATAAAAGAGTGGGTAGAGTCAAGATCATGGTTCACAAAGAACGTAACGGTTTCGTTGCATATGTGGATGGTGATAGGTTAGATATCTATCGTTCAAAGAACGAAGCAGAAAATGCTGCTACTGAATTTATAAAGGCATTAAAGAAATGAAACTGATTGCTGAATATATCGATAATGAATTAGAAGTCTTAACCGAAGAAAAGAACGGTAAGAAGAGCTATGCTATTGAAGGTATCTTCATGCAAGCAGAATCAAAGAATCGTAACGGTCGAATTTATCCTCGCCCAGTAATGGAAAAAGCTGTTGATCGCTATAATCAAGAGCAAGTTGTTCCAGGCAGAGCAGTAGGTGAATTGAATCACCCTGAAGGACCGACCGTTAATTTAGATAAGGTTTCTCACAAAATCAATAAACTTGATTTTCAAGGTAATGATATTGTGGGTGAAGCAACGATACTAGACACTCCTATGGGTCAAATCGTAAAAGGTTTACTTGATGGCAATGTCCAGTTCGGTGTATCGACTCGTGGTATGGGAAGTTTGAGCCAGCGTAATGACACAATGGTCGTCAATGACGATTATATTCTTAACGCAGTAGATATTGTGCAAGATCCATCTGCTCCTGGAGCTTTCGTTAATGGGATAATGGAAGGCGTAGAATGGGTTTGGAATAATGGCATTATAGAAGCGCAAACAATTGAAAGAATGGAGACTGAAATTAAAAAAGCTCCACGTGCTAATCTCTATGAGACTCAAGTTCGTGAGTTCAAGAATTTCCTCTCGTTAATTAAATCAAAATAAGGAGTCAAATAATGACTGATAAAGAAATAGTAGAAAATCAGGATCAGGATGTAGAACTCCATGAAGACGAGAACGAAATCATGGAAGCTCAAGCTCACGATCCTAAGAATGCTGAAGCTCAGTCAATAGCTGCTACTGATAAAGCAGGTGATGCTACTGGAAGCGCTCCAAAGCGTAAAGGTGACAACACTAAACAAGATCCAATGCCAAAAACTAAAGCAGGTTTAATTGCTGCTATGGTTGGCAAGCTTCAAGGTAAGAATAAGCAACAATTAGCTGCTATGTATCAAGAAGGTACGTTTGCAGATGATTTAGCTATTGCTGAAGAAGCTGAAGAGGAAATCAGAGATCAAGTTAAAGTCGAAGTTGACTTTAAAGATGATTTAGGTGCTCTTGTTAATGAAGAAGCAACGCTATCAGATGAGTTTAAGCAGAAAGCTGAAACTATTTTCGAAGCTGCAATCAATTCAAAAGTAAATGCTGAGATTGACAGATTAGAAGAGAAGTACAACGAAGAATTAGCTGAAGAAGTAGCTACTACTAAAGCTGATCTCGTAGAGAAGGTAGACAACTATTTAAACTACGTAGTTGAAAACTGGATGGAAGAAAATAAATTAGCTATTCAGAATGGTTTAAGAACTGAGATTGCTGAAGATTTTATGAATAAGATGAAAGATCTTTTCACAGAATCTTATATCACAGTGCCAGAAGAAAAAGTTGATTTAGTTGACGACTTAGCAAATCAAGTTGAAGAGTTAGAGGCAACTATTAACGAATCAACTCAGAAAGCTATCGATATGGCAGTTGAGTTAGAAGGCTATAAAAGAGAAGCTATCATAAGAGAAGCTACTAAAGGCTTAGCTGAAACTCAAGTGGAAAAACTTAAGTCATTAGCAGAAAACGTAGATTTCGATGATGAAGAAACTTTCACACAGAAAGTGACTCAGCTGAAGGAATCATATTTTGCGAAAGCTACAAAATCCCAGGATGATAAGATCGAAGAAGAAGATGCTCCAGTAGTAACAGCTTCTGATTCAATGGCATCATACCTTAATGCAATCAAGAAAACTCAAATTAAATAGGAGAGCAAGATATGAACGCAGTATCTTACGATAAGTTAATCGAAAAATGGTCTCCAGTTCTAACTGAAGAATCAGCTGGAGCTATTAAAGACCATCATAGAAAAGCCGTTACAGCTGCAGTGCTTGAGAATCAGGAAATCGCTTTAAGAGAAGAAGGCCTGATGAACGAAGCTGCACCTACAAATTCAACATCTGCGGCCGCAAACTGGAATCCAGTTTTAATCGCACTAGTTAGACGTGCAATGCCTAACCTAATGGCATATGACATCTGTGGTGTGCAGCCAATGTCTGGACCAACAGGTTTAATCTTTGCAATGAAATCATTGTATAAGTCAACCGCAACTGGCGTAACAGCTGGAGACGAAGCATTATTTAACGAAGCTAACACTGGCTACTCTGGTGATTCAGCTACAACACCACCTGCAGACGGATCAGGTTTATCTGGACCTACAGATGGTGACTTAGACAGCACAATTGCTGACTCAGTAGGAACATCTTTATCAGGTGTTGGAATGTCAACAGCTAACGCTGAAGGTTTAGGTTCTTCAGGATCCGGACCAAGTTCATCTTTTAACGAGATGGGATTCTCAATTGAGAAGTCAACTGTTACTGCAAAGTCAAGAGCACTTAAAGCTGAATACAGTTTAGAACTTGCTCAAGATCTTAAAGCTATTCATGGCTTAGATGCTGAGACAGAATTGGCCAATATCTTGTCAACTGAAATCTTAGCTGAGATCAATAGAGAAGTTGTCAGAACTGTTAACTCACAAGCTAAAGTGGGTGCACTTCAAACTAACACTGCTATCAATGGTATCTTTAACGTACAGACAGATGCTGATGGTAGATGGTCAGTAGAAAAATTCAAAGGGTTAATCCTTCAAATCGAAAGAGAAGCTAACGTAATTGCAAAAGAGACACGTAGAGGTAAAGGTAACTTTATGATCTGCTCATCTGATACTGCATCAGCATTAGCAGCTTCCGGTATGTTAGACTACACACCTGCAATGTCAACTAACTTACAGGTAGATGACACAGGTAATACATTCGCTGGTGTATTAAACGGCAGAATGAGAGTCTACATTGACCCATATTCAACAACAGATTACATTACAGTAGGTTATAAGGGTACTAACCCATATGATGCTGGCGTATTCTATTGTCCTTATGTACCACTAACAATGGTAAGAGCTGTCAGTGAAGATACTTTCCAGCCAAAAATTGGTTTCAAAACCAGATATGGCATGGTATCAAACCCATTCGTAGGTAGCACACCTGCTGATGGATTAGCAACTGCTAGAACTAACCAGTACTATAGAAGTTTCAGAGTTGATAACATTCTAGGTGCATAAGCATCATCGCTTAA